TTTACATCTATATCACTAGAGTTGATTATTACGTTACTACTAGCGTTTATAACAGCGGTTGCAAAATTTGCTCCGTCGTTAATAATTACTTTATTTCCTCCAGCCGTAGACTCACCCTTTATAACGCTCTTGTTATTAATAAGAATCTGGTTTCCGTCTGTGTGAACTATGTCTTCTCCGTCAGTACCATCTTTGAACTGATCTAGGCTTTCTTCTATGAGACCAAATCTAAACTTACCAATCTCTAGCCACCCACCTGCACCTGAGTTTATAAACTTATTATAGACGTATAAACGAGCATCTTCGTCTTGATCAGAGATTGCCGCCGGAGGGCTAATTTTCTGTACCCATAACTCGCCATGGGATAGCTCTGGAAACCCATCGATAGCAACTGAGGGATCAGGAGCCACATCTGAATAGAATATACCACCGACTTTCCTTATTTTGTTACTTTCGTCTTTTATATATACGCTAGGATCTTCGTCGTTAAAATTAACGGCAATCTCGCCCCACTGGATATCTGTTGTTAAGGGCCTTTTGTTTTTTACACGTGATCTTCTATGGAGGATTACGTCTCTTGGTGATGTGTTTGTCATGTCAGTATTCTAGAGCGTCCACTAGGTAATTTTCGTCCGTTGTTTGGGTTGCTTGGTCTATTGTCGTAGTGATAAACGCTTCCATAAAGTGCTTATTAACGGCATCAAAGTCATCTATTGGATTAGCCACATCAGATATCCTTCTCTCACTTAATTCTAAACCAACTCCGTTAACATTAACATTTTGTCCTACTATAACAGTATTTACAAATTTTGCTTTACCATCTGCATACACTGATCCTAAGTAATCAGTAGAAGAGTTTTCCCATCTCTGAACTTCTGTAGAATCGGTGTTGTTTGAGGAACGAACAATAAAACTAGCAGCAAGAGTATCAACTTCTGGGACTATAGTTACTTCCGCCAGAGTGGTTGGTGTTTTCGAGATATAGTCTCCAGTTATGGAAAGACTAGAAATTAAACTATCAACTTGAGTCTGTGTATATAGAACACTTTTGGTGTAATAATTCTGAGCAAAGTTGTTATTTATAACGGATAGCTGATTTGCTAATTCCGTGTCTACATAATTAGATGTGGCATAATTAGATAAGCTTAGATTACTAATTAAGGAATCTACCTCAGATTTAGTATAGAGAGAGCTTTTGTTATATACATCTGCAATTTCAGCTTTGGCATCTAAGTATTTATCTAGTTCTCTTTTTGTGTAGAATTCTCTAAGACTAAGGTTTCCTGGCCCCTGATTCGTTTCATTAAAAACATTAAGACTAGAAGAGACGTTCCTTGGGGGAACTACTTGCTGCCTAGGTGCCTGTATGATATCTTGATTACTTCCACAAGATCCGCTAGAGCTGGATCCTCCTCCAAATACATTTGCCATACTTTACTTTAAACCTCTAGGTCGTCAATTTCGTTTTGTGTTAACACTTTGCTAGGCCTTAATGCTGCGGCCTCACCTAAAGTCTTGTGGTTGTACTGGTCGCAAATATAATTACCTTTTAGGTCATAGTAAGGAATAGGTTGTTCAACATAGTGCCCCTTAGATCCGATCTCAACAAACTGATAATTATCTAGGTTTCTATCTGATTGTGGGCCTAGACATCTGTTCATGCCAGAGTTCACACAATATATCTTCTCCCAGTATACTTCGCCATTCACCACGGGAGAAAACTTTGCAAAGTCTATTAAATTTTGGTCAGTAACCGGGATGTCTTTTATATTAATCCAGAGACAGAATGCGTCGCTACATTGCGATTCCACTAAAACAAAATCTCCTACCTTGTAGAAGAAGTCTCTTCTTATCCTATAGTCGTCCCATTCATCACTACTCCTTCCCTGCAAATCCACTTTCCAGCTTTCATTAACTTCTCCCCAATCCTCAAGGAACTCCTTTAGGAAATAAAACTCATAAGTGTCTATGAGCTTCTTTATAGAAGGAAGCTGGACTGGATCAGAAAACTCTACAGTACAAATTTTATCCCACTTAGTCCTATCCAAGGGACCTGCGGGTGCTGATATATCTTGATTTGCTTCGTATACAGAGATGGCGTACCCGTCATCCTCTATGTATAATACCCTATCTCCGGCATAGTACGAAGTAAGCCCTATATAATTGGCAACACTCCATTCTTTCCTTGACTTTTCGTAGTCTAGGTTTGTGGTGGTGGGTTTTATCTCCCAAGGGAAAGTGACTTCTCCCCACTTTTCGTAGAGTACTCCTCTTTGAAAATCGTATAACTCGTATGTATTTAATAACTGGGTCAGAGTCATTCCGCACGTATTTGTCTCTCGTGCGCAAGACTCATCCACCAGATCTCCATCGGCGCCTATAGCCTCAATAGCCTGGAGTTGCTCATCTGTTAATTCAGAAAAGCAACCTTTAAAAAATAAATTGGAGGTTGACATACCTCAACTCTCCTATAATAGATCAGTTATACGTGAACGTGTCCATCACAAATGTAAGCTCTAGAGTAGATACATTTGTAGAAGCCCTGTCGGCTTGGCCAAAGTTAATAGAAGTGATTTGAGCGTCAGGAATAGTAATGGTTCTGTTACCCACTGGGCTGGGATCTTCACCACACTCTACAGGAGTTACGGTCAAGGTAACAAAAGAACAATCATACGTCTTCCAGAAGTCAACGATATCTGCGTGCTTCTCTGGGTCAAATGGAGTAGATACAGTCACTTCCGCAAGAGTACGAGGACCCTTGAGCTGGAAGATACGACCTCTGACACCATCAGCGTACTGAGTGGTTCCAGATGTATCTCTGATTCCTGAGAAAGTAGTGAAGTAGTGCTGGAAAGGCGAGGCCTGGATCCAGTACTGGGCTTGAGTAATAGGCTTATAGGATAGCATAGTAAATTATGTTATATGCAATATTTCTAAATAGTATTTAAACTAGGTGGATTATTGGAAGTACGGATCAAACCATCTCCAATATCCTTTCTTCTCCACATCTAGAGTTACGGCTTCTCTGTGCACAGTATACCTATTTAATCTAAATGTCTTCTCGTAGAGAGAGATCAGATCTATAGAGTCGCACTCAGACAAACCCTCTTGCTCTATAAGGCTCTTCATTCTTTGTACTTCTGTCTCACAACCAGACTTGAGCTCAAGAGCTTCAGGCGGCTGTTTCCTTACGTTTCTTATTTCTTCTAGAAGTCTCTCTATCACAAAGATGATTTCTCCTGGCGAGGTAAACTCATCTATTTTTAGCTTAGAGATTTGCATCTCGTTACCTGTAGAATCAGTTACGATACGTTGGAAACCAACATCATCAAGATCTCCTTTGAAATTAGCGGCAATCTCTTGAGACATCTTTTGTTTCTCTGAAGTCTCTTCAAAATCGAATAGCTTCATGAGGTCTGTGCCAAAGTCCATGTCCTCGGCCATAGGAGCTTCGGCTTCTTGACCACCTTCCATAGGAGGCATCATACCTCCCATCATTCCACCTTCAGGCATCTCCTGCTTGATCAATGAAGGGATGTTAAGCTTCTCCCTTAGCCAGTCTACGTCGTCTACTTGGTACCCTAAAGCTCCTAGCTGGGAGAGTACCTGTACCATACGTACGGGATCTTCTCTTTGCTTGAGATCTTCAAAGTTACGTACTAACCTAGGAGGAGTCTTACCAGGATAATTAAGTTCTACTATCCATCGGACCAAAGTAGAGTTAATTGTTTCATCGAGCTCTTCAGAGAAAGCCTTGGCCTTCCTCATCCTCACAGAGTCGGCGATTTGATCGCGCGCAAATGAGCCAACACTACCGGTCTCTTGACCAACGGTTGTCTCTCCATTAATCACAAAACTGATCTGCTGATCAATATATGTAATGAGTTGGTTGTAGAGTTCTGGGCGGCCGTTACTCTCTAACCATTGAATGTCCATTTCATCTGGTATAACAACGGCGGTCTCTTGCCCTAAACGTTGTAACGCACTGAATAAGGAGTTAACTTCCTCCTCAGGCGTACCTAGGCTGAACTTGCCAACGGCTGTTGGAGTTGTATGCTTGTCTGCGTACTGAAGCCAGAAGTTAAGTAGAGTCCTTCTAAACTCAACAAGAGGATAGAGCTGACGTCCTAGTCCTGAGCCGTGAACATCCATGAAGTTGCTATAGGCCCAATGCCTATGCATGATCATAGACCTTAGTGGTATTCCCATGCCCTCTACAGGAGAGAACATAGTGATAAGCCTAGGACTTACTGTTCCATCCTCATTTAAGCGAAATAGGAACCTACGTGGGTCTCTGATCTTTATCTCAGACGGCACGATATACTTACCTTGTCGCATCCAGCAGATCTCTCCTGTTGACATGCCAAGCACAATAGACTCACACATGCCACGGATGAAGGTATCAAACCCTGAGCTCGTGGATACTAAAGATTCTTTTCCATAAGATTGTCTTGTATTGCTGCCCATACGATTAATGACTTGTCGTACG